TACTTGTGACGTAACATGTATGGGTAATGTCATGATTCAACCAACAATGTATTTTTATTTAAAAAATGTACCAATGTTTAGGGGTTCATATTGGATTACTGAAGTTTCACATAATATTAGAAATAATAACATTGTAACAACATTTAAGGGTACAAGAATACCTTATGCTTCTTTACCTGATCCTAAAGATTCGTTCTTATCAAGTTATAGAGTTTTATTTGATAAAATCACCAGAACCGCGGTAGCTAAAACTAAAGAAGAAGAAAACACAACACCGGCAACCGCAACAGAACAACCATATACAACAACAGATGGTATAACATTCTTATCGGATTTAGGTCCTAGTAAAACGGCAATACCGGGAGAAAGTTTAATAAAAGAACAAGGTTGGAATTCATATGGTGTACCATACAATGGGGCTGATGGTGAAAAGTATATTCAAAAAGTATCATTTAACAATAAAGAATATCTAAGAGCACGTGTGGTTACAATGGGTAGTCAAAATTACCCAATAAAAGACACACAACCAATGAACATAATTGTTAGACAAGACACATATAGGGTATATGGTACAAATGTAAATAATGTTGATGATAAGATAGATTTAACATGGAAGGACATTTCTGGTTCTACAAAATATTTCTATTCAACCAAATTTAACTTGGATAGAGGAGGTGTTAATAGAATAATTAAAGGTACCAGTATATTTTATAATCCAAATAACATAAAAAGTCCAATAACCATTAACCCAATAATGGATAATCCTGCAGATGGTAAAATAATCATTAGTGACATACAGGGTCCTGTAAATGTAGGACCAAATGGGGTTACATCTGGTTTAGGTTTATCTAAACAATTAATGAAGGATTTGAAAGTAAATGATGGAGATGTGGTGTATTTCGAAATTGTTTAAGAATATTAATAAATTTGGGATATTTATACAATATAAAAGAATATTATGGAAAATAATAAATTAAATAACACAATGGATCAATTCTTAAACCCAAAACAAAGTAGAAGTGTTTCTAACGATGGAATGGAAAGAGAAGAGTGTGATTTGGTAACTGGAGAATGTTACACAATTAGAGAAAAAGACGGAATTGTTGAAAGAATAAATAAAAGATACATCACAAATGATGGTAGACAATTATTACAAGATTAATACTATGTTAGAGAAAAAACTACAAGAAGAATTAAGTCGTTATAACGCCATAAACAAATATGGTAAAACGATGATAATGGAACAAGATGCTCCACCTGTGGACCCAGCATTAGACCCAGCGGCAGGTTTACCTGCTGACATTCCTGCGGACCCAGCGGCAGCACCTGTTGACCCAGCAATGGCGATGGATGCACCACCCGCACCTGAAATGGACAATACAGAAGAAATTGATATAACAGATTTAGTTAATATGACTAAAAGTGTTAAGAAAGACTTAGAAGATAACAAACAAGACAATTCTGCAGTTGTAAACAAAATGGATGATGTGTTTACTAAATTAACAGATTTAGAACAAAAATTGGCTCAAATGGACCAAGTAATGTCTAAAATAGACCAATTGGGTGTAGAGGTTGCGGCATCAAAACCAAAAACTGAAGTTGAAAGATTGGAAATGCGTTCTTTAGATTCATATCCATTTAACGAAAAACCACAAGAATTCTTTGCACATAAACAAGGTGAAATGAGAGCAAGTGGTAAAAATGAATATATTCTAACAAAGGATGACGTTGAAAATTATTCACAAGAAGATATTAAAACATCATTTAACCCACAAAGTCAAGAAGATGAATTTAAATTCTAATATAAATTTCTTTTTAGGTTTAAGTGCCCAATTAAAAATAATGCATTGGCAAACTAAAGGTTATTCAAGACACCAAGCTTTTGGTAGTACATATGACGCTTTAGGTGATTTAACGGATACTTTCGTTGAAGAAGCAATGGGAAAATATGGTCGTTTTAAATTAGATGATGAAACAAATACAATTACATTGGTTAATTTATCTGACTTAAAACCAGAGGAAATGATTAATACAGTAAAAGAGGCTCTTATCCAATATACCGAACAATTTGAACCAACAGACACCAATCTTTTAAACATTAGAGACGAAATGTTAGGTTTATTTAACAAATTATCGTACCTTCTAACATTAGAATAAGGTCAAAAAAAAACTTTAAAAATAATTCAACCCAGATTTCCAAGTCTGGGTTTTTTTATGTATATTTTACTATAACATTTTAATTAATTTAAATTCAAACAACATGTCTACATTTGATGCAGTACTAGCACAGTACGAGAAAAACAAGAACGCCACAAGTGGCAATGCTAACAAAATGTCCTCAGAGGACAGAATGAAACGTTATTTCACAACCGTATTACCTAAGGGTTCTAAGGGTGAAGAAAGACGTATTCGTATTTTACCTACAAAAGATGGTTCTTCACCATTTGTAGAGGTTTACTTCCACGAAATTCAAGTGGATGGAAAATGGGTTAAATTATATGACCCGGCTCAAGAAGGAAAACGTTCACCATTGAACGAAGTAAGAGAAGCTCTTAACATGACAGGTGTTGAATCTGACAAAGAATTAGCTCGTAACTATCGTTCTCGTAAATTTTACATTGTTAAGGTTATTGACCGTGACCATGAACAAGATGGTGTTAAGTTTTGGAGATTTAAACATAACGCAAAGGGAGATGGTATTTTAGATAAAGTATTCCCAATCTTCCGTAACAAAGGTGATATTACTCATCCTGAAACAGGACGTGATATGATTTTATCTTTAACTTTAACTAAGGCGGGAACAGGAAAAGAATATACAAGTATTAATTCAGTTATTCCTGAAGATGCGGGTAAATTACACGCAGATGATAATGTTGCTAAAACATGGGTTGAAGATGAGTTAACTTGGTCAGACGTATATTCTAAGAAAGGTGAGGATTACTTAGAAATGGTTGCTAAAGGAGAAGTTCCACGTTGGGATACAAATAGTAACAAATGGGTTTCTAACTCAACTTCAGAAGAAGTAATTGCATCACCAAAATCATCTACACCTGTGGTTGACCCACAAGAAGATGATGATACTGATACAGAATTACCATTCTAATAAAACTATAGGACTCTCGTTAAAGTAAACGACATCCACTTGTTGAAATAACGAGAGGTCCTTTTTAAAAAACAACAACATGGCAGGTATAAAAAAGACTGATTTTTCAGCAATCAAAAAGAAGTTCTCAAAAGAAGCAGAATATAAACCAGACCGTTTTTTCGATTTGGGTGATGCTTTCTTAGATGCAACAGGAATTCCAGGACCTGCAATGGGTCACATCAATATGTTGTTAGGACATAGTGATACGGGTAAAACAACCGCACTTGTAAAGTCAGCGGTAGATGCACAAAAGAAAAATATTGTTCCTGTGTTTATTATCACAGAACAAAAATGGAGTTGGGACCACGCCGAATTAATGGGTTTTGATAGAAATGGAGATTACCTTTTTAATAGTGATTTTGAATATATTGAACAAATTACAGAGTATATTAATGAATTATTAGATGCTCAAGAAAAAGGTGATTTACCTCACGACTTATTAATCCTTTGGGATTCAGTAGGTTCGGTTCCTTGTAAAATGACGTATGATGGTAAAGGTGGTAAACAACACAATGCGTCGGTATTAGCAGACAAAATTGGAATGGGTATCAATCAACGTATTTCAGGGTCAAGAAGAACAGATAAACCTTATACGAATACATTAATCATTGTTAACCAACCTTGGGTAGAATTACCTGATAATCCTTTTGGACAACCAAAGATTAAAGCAAAAGGTGGAGAAGCGATTTGGTTAAATTCAAGTATTGTATTCTTATTCGGTAACCAAAAAGGAGCCGGTACAACTAAAATCTCAATCACAAAAGATAAGAGAAAAGTTAAAATCGCAACAAGAACAAAAATCTCTATCATGAAAAACCACATCAATGGTTTAGGATATGAAGATGGACGTATCTTGGTTACATCACACGGATTCATGGGTGGAAGAGAAGAAGGTGAAGAAAAGAAATCTCTTGAAGAATACAAAAAAGAGTGTGGTGAATACATCAGTAAGATGTTAGGTGTTAATGTTACAGACATCGAAGACGTGGAAGTTGTAACAGAAGAAAGTGATTTATAATAAATTTTTTTAATGTCTGTTTTACTTGTTGATGGCGACAATTTACTTACGATTGGTTTCTATGGTGTTAAAAACGCCTTTCATAATGGAGAACATATTGGGGGAATATATCATTTTCTTAATACTCTT